GTCGCCGTCAGCCGAAAGCGTGGCAAGGCGGTACACATAGGACAGCGTGACCGTGTAAATCTGGTCAGGGATGGGATAGAGCCGGATATTCTCTTTGTAGGCCGCGAACAGCACGGGTTCAGCGATGATTGATCCGTCCTGGCAATCGTCAATGGCCTGAAAAGCAACAGCGCGCATTGGCGACCTGACGTTGCCATCAGTCACGGTGGCGGAGTCGATCTGCACGATGTTGGGAATGTCTGCGAGGTCAGCCGAGGAATAGTATTCCTGCGAGGCTACCGTGGCGAACGTGGCGGTTTTCTGGTTGAACCACCAGCCGCGCCGCTCATACAGCTTGATGCTGTCCTGAATGGCGTAATTGATCTGGGCCGTGGAGATATCGCCGTCATTTGCCAGTTCGTCAGCAATGCGGGCTCTCATGTCGGAATATGATGGCATAGGCCCTCCAGCAAAGTGGAAGGGACAGGAGCCGAAGCCCCTGCCCCATCTTCGTTAGTTGTTGTGGAAGCGAGCCGCCAACTGCGGGCGGATCGTCTTGTAGCCATACAAAACGTCAAGGCGCGTGGGGAACTTGTCGTTGCTGATGTCGTACTGGCGAACAATACGCATCGAAACGCCGTCCATCACTTCGCGGGCTGCGAAGTCCACGCCCTTCGGCATCAGAAGGTCGGCAGTCGCAAACGCGAAGGCTTCCTTCTGGAACAGCAGCGAGGTGCCGACAGCGGTCGAGGCCGTACCAGCGAAGGTAACAGCCGCGTTATCAGCAGGCGAGCCGCTGACGTTCTGGGTGGCACCCGAGGTCACGATGGCAGGCGAGATCGGGAACGAGGTGGTCGTTGCACCCGAACCAATCACGAACTGCTGAAGGACGCCCGTGGAAACCTTGGTTTCCGGGTGGACCGAGAACACGCCAGCGATGGTGATAACGTCACCCTGCGAAGGAGCCGTGGCACCCGTGTCAACCACAAGGGTCGAACCCGTCTGCGTGGCACCGTTGACCAGATAGGCACCGTTCGAACCGCCACGAGTGTGCGACGGAATCATGGTGTTTTCCATCCAGTCGAAGCCAGCAGCGCGGCCCATGTAGCCTTCCTTGAACTGCTTGGAGATCGAGGTGCTATCGTTGAACAGCGACTTGGTGTCCTTCACAACGTCAGCCATCGCGCGCGGGTCCATGAGGGCCGTGCGGTCATTCGACGGGGTGAGAGAACGCTGGAGGATGGTACGGGTATCGAGGGCAAGGTTGTAGGTTGCCGCCGAAGCACCGTTCCAAGTGGACTGCCAGACGTCCTTGTACATAGACAGGGCGTCAGCTTCGATGTTGGCCGCAAGGACCGCCATCGCCGGATCAAGGATGCGCTTGGAGAAGTCATCCAGAGACAGGGTGAGGTCAACCGAGGTGAAGTTTAGGTCAACGCCCTTCTGGGTCGCAACCTGGAGCGTCACGCTCGACTCGGTGGTGTCCTGCGTGGACAGGGTAGCACCCGTGCGCACGACATACTGGTTCGGAAGCCATATGTTCCGGGGAGGTCGCTAATCCTCCACGCGCCCTTTCGGGCAGCTTAACCTTTCGGCTAAGAGCAGGTCATCTCATGAACTGAGTTACTTCAGTCCCAACGCGCTTCCCCCCGCTTGGGGGTACGGGCTTGCGCCCTGACCGTCACACGTTCTTTGAATGAGGGCAAATTCCGTTGTTCCGCATTTTCCCAGTCTGGCAGTTCATGCACAAAATCTGAAAACCGGATGGAAAGCCTTGGCGCTTCAGCCACACGTACATGCTGTAACCGCCGTTGACTTTTGGAATTTCCTTTCGGTGCAAGTGTCCGTCATTATTGATGTGATCAATTGACAGAAACATCTTTTCGGTTTCACCGCAGCATTTGCAAATCGGCCCGCCATAAGCGGCATAAGTTTCGGATTTGAGATTGGCCATACGAACGTCTTTCTTGGCCTTTATGTCAGCCTTGTAGGCTGCAATCTCATCGTCCGTCATTCTGGCAAATCGCCGTTCGTCACTTATCTTTTGATAAATGCGATGCTTCTCCTGCAAAGCTTTAATCTGTTCAGGAGTTCCGGCCTTTTTAACACGCACCCAATACGAAGGTGGATTGGTGCGCTCACGCCAGTCTTTCGTTTTTGCTGCGCTGCAAGCCTTACAAAGCCAAGGCTTGGTGATTACCATTTTGTCGCGCGGTTTTTGTTCACCGCATCTCTTGCACGTATTCAAAGCTTCGCTCGGTGTTGCCATGTCATTCTCAGGCTGTGATACTCTGAATATCTCTACCTGAGACGCTTACGGTGTCCACCGAATTCACGTCGTTCTTCACAGCCGCATCACTGCGGCAGGCCGCCTAATTAACGGATTTTGAGGCTGTCACCGATGCGAGCACCGGACTTCGCAAACGAATCGTCATATTCCCTGACGATGTTACCAACGAAGTTCAACTTCTGGTGGAGCACCCTAAGGGCTTCACGCGTGACGGCTGTGGGCGTGAGGATCGTATTCGGCATGTGTGATTTCTTTCTTAGAGACGGGCCACTTCACAGTGGTCCCAGGGTTTCGATTGATTAGCGGTTGCGCTGCCGCTGCTTGGCAAGGCTGCTTTCCCGCCATTTCAGCCATTCATCGGCTGAGAGTTTATCGGGATTGCTTGGACCCGTTCGCGTCTTGCCCGTTGCCACTGTGGGAACAGGTTTCGCTTGTGGGGCCGCCTGCTTCAGTGAGGCGTTCTGCTTCCGCAGGGTTTCGTAGCCGATCCGTGCGAGGTTCAGCGTTTGGATCATCAGAGGGTGGGACGTATTCGAGAGTTCCTCGTTGGTAAATCCCAACTCCATGCCAAACTTGGTCAGATTTGCTCGCTTGTCGGCGTCAAATTTGCCATCCCAGCCAATGTCAGGCTTGGGACTGTTGAGATGCTGGACTGCACGCTCAAGGGAGATTGCACGTTCGTGTTCTACCTTGGAGTTCAGTTCGCTTCTGCGGCCCTCAACGTGGCCGGAAAGACGGTCGTGGAAGTCTTTCAACTGCGTGTATTCAGCCTGCATGACAGCGTGCTGCTGCATGTCCTGCTGTGCCAGTGCGGCCCAATTAACGCCCTGGAACTGTTCGAGACGCTGGCGAACGGTGAGCAACTGCGCTTCCTCTTGGAAAAGCTGCTGCTTCGTTTCTGCTTCCCACTGCGTTGCTTGGCGTTCCACCTCTAGGGCTTTGCGCTGCTCGGCTAGGGCCTGCGTCTTCTGGGTGTAGTCGGCCTGCATCATTATGCGGGCCTTGAGCTTCTCGGCAAGGGTCTTGGGAACCCTTATCGGGTCGCCGTCAATGTCAAGTTCCTCGTCATCTTCGAGGCCCTCACCGTCCGTGTCTGCTTCGTCTGCAAACTCGTCGGCAAGAGCCTCGTTCTCATCGACTTCCGGTGCCTCCGCTTCAGGTGCTTCGGCAATCAGATTAGTCGTGTCATCATTTTCCATCGGGAGTGCTTTCGCTTGCTCACAGGGACAGCACCGCTTCACAGCGGGGCATTCGGGGGTTATTCCCCGAATAGGGTTGCCTAGATAGGCGGATTGATAATCTTCAGGCCAAGTCGGCCCATCGCGACGAATGGCTCCTGAGCAGAACCATCAGACCGCGAAAGGACGCCCGTGATCTGCGCCAGCGTGTAAGGCAGACCAGCCTGCTGGCAGAAACCGTAGACCGCAGCAGCATCACCGGGATAGATGTCGGAAGCCACCCAGTCGCCGTCTTCGTCCAGCGTCCATGTCGTGGAAGGGGCGAGGGCGACGAACTCGGATGGGATGTAGCCGCTGCTGATGTAGTGCGTAACGGGCTCGTTGCCGGATGCCGAGAGCGGCGTAGTCCACATACCGACACCACCGGGGCCGAATGCGGCTGCGATGGCGCGGGCTGTCGGAGCGTCTGCGGCGGTGACGATGAGCGTTGAAAAGGTGTCGGCCATCAGTATGCTCCCGTCTTTCCGTTGACGGAGATCGGCCATTTTGCCTTCCTCCATGTATTGTCGCGCTGGATCGGCGGGCGTGTCAGTGCTTCATGAAGGCTTTCGCCCTTCTCTCGTCTTGACTTAACCGTCTTGGCTGAAATTCCAAACTGTCTGCACATTTCAGGAAACGTCATGCGCTTATCGTTTTTATCAAGCCGCACTAAACACTCTGCTATTGAAAGACCCTGCGCGATCCAGTAGTGCATACGGCGTGGGTGAATGCCTAACTCTTTAGCCCATTCCTCGCGGGTAAGACTGCGCCCATTGTGCATATAAGTGGCGCGCATTTCCCGCACTTCTGGACCAAGAGCAACAGCTTCTTCCAGCGACTTCTTTTGTGTCAGAACGCGGTTATGAAGAACTTTGGCGTCCCATCCCAAGTCTTCCGCAATTTCTACAAGACTGCGCTTCTCACCTTTCCAGTCGTATTTTGCTCGGCGTCTACGCGCCCTTTCAGAGTTTGCTTTCCTGACTTCATTTGTATGCTTTACGCCAATAGCAGAGCCAGCCGTCTGCGCTACATTAAACTGCGGTCTAAGACCGTCTATTAGTAGTTGCTCATAAAAAAGAACCAAGTCCTTTTCACATTGGACAAGAAGGGAAAATGAAAACGCATCCTCGCCGTATTTTGCCCACGCATTCTGAAGGTACCGATTGTGATGGTTCCCAGCGCGCAATTGAACTAGGTGCAGTGTCTTACGTCGCCGAAAATTGACGGCGCTGCCGATGTACTGGCGGCCAGACAGAACGTGCCGAATTTCATAAACTCCGCTCACGTTCATATCGTTATCCCCGTCTTTGCAGCCATCCACTTTTCCATAGCAGATATTTGCGCGTCGGTAGAGGCCGCTCCCCTGATTACCAGACCATAAATGCGTCCGTTGTAGGGGAGCGTGGTGCCGCCACGGCGACCGATGTAGAGCGGCCAGTTGCCGAAATTGCCTGTCCCTGCGCCAGTGCCGCTGTCTATATTTGTTGCCTGATTGACCACAC